TTCAGACGGTACTAAAGTTATGTTTATGCCGGGCAGCCTTGACGCTGGCGGCAAAAAACCAAAACTGTATATGGGCCATGACGCCTCGCAGGCCGTAGGTTTGGTTACCGCAATGGTAGACACACCCGGCGGCATGATGTACGAAGCCCGCATAAGCGAAACCACGCTAGGTAACGAAGCGCTGGTATTGGCCGCTGACGGCGTTTTAGACGCAGTATCGGTAGGCGTAAATCCCACAAAGTTTAGTTACGACGAAAACGGTGTAATGGTGATCGAGGCTGCCCAGTGGCAAGAATTAAGCCTTGTGCCGTTTGGTGCGTTTGCTGGCGCGTCAGTAGATCGAGTGGCCGCCAGTATCCACCAACAGCCCGACGAAGTAGAGTTAAATAGTGAACAGGAACCCGTAGAGGAGAATAACGAAATGTCAAACCCAGTAGAAACCCCAGCCGTTATCGAAGCCGCACCAATGGCCCAGCCATTGTACGCGCAGCCACGCAACTTTAAGTTGCCAACTGCAGGCGAGTTTATCGCAGCAACATTCCAAGGCGGCGGCGTACTTGCCGAAATGCACGCACGTATTCAGGCTGCAGCGCCAAACATTACAACTACTGACACCCCGGGTATTTTGCCCGAGATCATTACCGGCAGCGTTTACGACGGACTTAACCCTATTCGCCCATTCGTTAGCGCAATCGGCGCTAAGGCCATGCCACAAAGCGGCGCAACATTTCGCCGCCCAGTTATCACGGTACGCCCAACAGTTACTCAGCAGCCAACAGGCCAACTAACCGCGCTTGACCCAAGCACTGTTACTGTTGCAAATAACAACGTAAACAAATTGACGTTCGGTACGTTTGTAACAATGTCTGAACAAGATTTGGACTGGAGTGACCCAGCCTCGATCAACATCGTTCTCGACCAGTTGGCTATCGCCTACGGACAAGCGACGGACAATTACGCAGTAGACACTTGCTACAGCGCAATCGTGCAAACCGAAGCAGTAGCAGACAACACAGACCCTGAGGACTGGATTACCGCAATTTACGGCGCAGCGAAACAGATTTCGCAATCGTCTAACTACCTGCCTACGCACATGGTGTTAGACCCTAACGCGTGGTCAATCGTTGGTAAATTGCTTAGCAGCACTGGAAACCCGATTTTCCCAATGAACGCACCAATTAACGGTATCGGTACTTTGCCCGGCGGTGCTACATCGTGGAACGGTAACCCACTCGGTCTTACATTGGTAGTCGATAAAAACCTGCCTTCGGGCGCTGTTTTCGTCGGTCACTTGGCCGGCGCTGCTGCAGGGTTCGAGTTCTACGAACAGCAAAAGGGCGCTATTTCGGTAGACGTGCCAAGCACACTTGGCCGCACTATTGCCTACCGTGGCTACGCAGCCGCCTTCATGGCAGACGCAACCAAACTTTGCAAGATCACTATTTAATCGGATAGGGGCCAGTTATGGCCGTCTACTCGGTCACACATAAACAGTTACTGGACAATTTCGCAGTACTGCAAACCCTCACGCCTAACGATTTAGTAGTAGGCGGAAGTTTTACAGTTGCAACAGTTGGCGTACCTTTTAACGGCACGTTCACCGTTCGCGCTATACCCGAATATCTGTTTATTGGCGTAGATGAATACGGTGATTTACTTTACGATTACGAAGTACCAGTACCTAATCAGGTTCTCTATTCATGCACGGGAAGCAACGTACAACGCAGCGCTGCCAGCGGCACAATTACGTTTACCGAAACTTGCACGTGGATTACGGCCACGCAAATAGAGGACTGGTTAGGTATTGGTACCGCCTCGGCACTTGATACGACATTCTTAACCCAATGCGCGTTAGCAGCGAACAGCCTTGCGTTTACTCGACGCCAAGAGGCAGGCTACATAGACAGCCTTACCACGTCGCCTAATGGGCAGGTAACCCTCGGCACCATTTCGCTAGGCGGTTTCTTTTACAGGCAGCGCGGCGCGGTAACAGACTTTGCAGCGTTTGACGGTATGGCCGCTGGCAGTTCGGTAGGCCTCAGCCCGGCTATTAAAATGCTGTTGGGTATTCCACGGCCTCAGGTTGCCTAATGCCTGTTGCCTTTACAGACCTGTTTAATGAGGCGCTAGACGATCTAGCAGCCACGCTAACAACCGTTACAGGGCTACAGGTAGTAACAGACCCGCGAAACCTTGTGCCGCCGTGTGCGTTCATTGACGCGCCTAGTTTTGTGGTTTATGGCGGCGGCGGGAACATAGTCCAAATGACCTACACGGTACGCATAATCACACTTGGCCCGGGCAACCTTGACGCGCAACGCAGCCTAATGAACTTGGCTAGCAAAGTATTAGGTAAAAACGTCGCTGTAACTGGCGGGCGCCCTACTATTGCTGTTATAGGTGGCGCCGAAATGCCCGCCTACGATTTAACTATAGAAATGCAAGCCCAAACCAGTTAGGAAACCAAATGCCATACAAAATTATTAGCCCGCGCGTAGGTACACCCGGCGACGAATACGACGCCGAGGGCGCCGAAGCCAACGGTATTAACATCGCCGCGTTAGTCGAGGGCGGGTTTATAGAACAATCCACAAACGACACCGATAAACCTGCTAAAACTAATAGCAAGAACACACCAAAGGACTAACTACTATGGCAACCTCAACTTATCTCAGCAACCCAAACGTAACCGTGGCCACAATTTCTTTGCAGGATCAGTGCCAGGGTTTAGTTTTCACTAGGACTATCGAGGCCCTAGAATCAACCAGTTTTGGATTTGGCCATAGGTCATACGTGGCGGGCCTCGAGAACTCCACACTTCAGTTAGACCTATACGCGTCGTTTGCGTCAGCCGAAACTTACGCAACGCTTAAAGCATTGGTAGGCACTCAGGTAACAGTTTCGTGGTCGCCGTCAGTAGTATCACCCGGCACCGCAACCAACCCAACGATGACACTTACCGGCGCATACTTGGAAGCAATACCGTACACAATGGCAATCGGCGAACTAGGCACCGTAAGCGTGACATTCACGGGCGGGGTTTACTCAGTACTCGAAGCATAAACAGCGCCGGCAACGGCCCGACACAAAGGCAGGCACAATGCAATTAACACTTAAAGTATCTTTACCCGACAACGCGTACGAAGTAACTACAAACCTGTTTACTGTTGTCGCGTGGGAACGTCGTTTTAAGCGTAAAGCCTCAGACATGGCTACTGGTATCGGTATCGAGGATTTAGCGTATTTGGCGTGGGAAGCAAGCAAGCACCATAAGGTTGTAGTACCGGGCGACTTTGACGCGTTCATTAAGCAACTGGTAAATATCGAAGTTGTAGAGGCGGTAGACCCCAGCCCTTTTACCCCGGCACCTACCGAAGGCAACTAGCAGAACTGCTAATAACCGTTGGTTGGTGGCCACCGCAAATCGAGTTTGACACTAAAGACCTAGCCACTGTTGTAAAGTGCTTAGAGGAACGCAACAGAAGGTAACGCCGTGGCCAAAACCGTATTGGAAATAGAAGGTATCCAAGAAACCTTAAAACTGCTTAACGAAATTGACCCCAAGTACAGGCGCCAAGTTACTAAACAAATTAAAGGCGCAGGCCAAGTGATATTAAGCGAAGCCCGCCAAATGGTGGCCAGTTACGACAACAGCAAAGGCAACGGGGCGCCGCTGTCCGGCATGGTACGCGGCAACCTTATTCGAGGCCGTGAAACCAGTTACCGTACCGACGCCGTGCAAAAAGGGTTTAAGATCAAAACGGGCGTACGGGGCAGCAAAGAACGCTACGTAAACTTTACGCGCACTGACGATCGAGGGTCATCATATACCGAACAAGTTGTATATGGCGCCAAGCCTTACCGTCTAATGACCGTGCAAAGCCTCGACGCGGCAGGCGCTATTTATGACCATGCCGGGCGTAATACCAGCAGCCAGTTTGTTAGCAACCTAAACATAGAGGTAGGCCAACAGCCGCGCGTTATTGACGTAGCAGTAGACA